AAAACCTTGGGTGAGCCACACTGAAACACAGAAAATAAAGATAACACAATTTTCTTGTAATCAGAAGCTGTCCTCTTCTTTTTCATCAAAGCATTCATTTCTTTCAAGGTGGCAGGATCCACCTTAGGTTCTTTATAAAAACGAAGCAAAATGTCCTCCACAAGACCTTCAGCAATAACCAAGGGAGTTCGAATCCCCTTCTTACACGAATCGTACAAACCTTTCTCTCGCGCATGATGTCTATCAAAGTCGGAAACGAAATATGCACAAAATTCTTCATAAGTCAATGGTTTTCCTCCATGTGGACCCCTCCCTGAAGCATCCATAGGATCACGACAAATAAACGAAATATGGGAAAAATCGTCTTCCATATCATTCGGATCAGGCACATTACCTCCACGCCTTCGCATATCTTTTGAAGCAACAACTTCAACCAAAAGATTACGCCTTCGATATAAAGCTTCCTGTTTATAAACATTAACAGGCTTAGGCCAAGGATTATTAGTGCACGCAATAATCAACGGTGAAGTAAATTTAGTTCCTTTCACACCGATTCCAACATTCTCCAAAGACGCCATTGGAGGCATGAATGTGGCAGTGGAAATCATCGAAAAAGTCTCCAACAAATCAACACACTTCGAAGTTTCTTGACCCAAATCATCCAGCAAAACAACAGGCTGTTGACGATACCCAGACCAAAAATCATCAGTTGCATTTCGGGCATAAACACGATTACCATCAGGACATTCAGGAGCAAAACGATAAGCCATTGCTCCAGCAACAGTTGATTTTCCAACACCTGCCTCACCATAAAAAGTCAAACAATATGGCGTAGGTCTGCCATCCTTCTCTTTTGCCAAAACATGAAGTTCACTCACAAGAGTCCGATATTTCTCTTCAAGTTTAATACATCTCATAGTAAGAGATCGCATAGCAACATCACGTTGAAAATCGTCAGATTCTTCAAGAACAACACGAACCATTTTTTCGACAGCAAATGCTCTTTCCTGAAAAGGAGAAGAGTGAATAACCGTAGCATCATTCCTGACAGCGTCAATGGTCAAATTCATATCATCAACACATCCCTTCAATTTCTTGCGCATTTCAGACAACTTCGTCACACAGACTCCGGGGAAAAAGTCTTCAATATATCCTTTCAGAACGGTGGGTAACCATTCAAGGAAACCTTTAAAAAGGCTTTCAATTTTACCAGTCGATTGAACCAGAGTATTAAAAGTCCGACTATAATCTCCAGCTTTCTTGATAGCTCGTTCATCCAGGCATGTTCCAGAAACAAAAACTCCCACCATCGCGGCGATGATTGATCCGATACTATCGTCGCCTGCTTGGGCAACAACCTCGGACGCCCCTAAAGATACCATAGTTCGGGCAGAGTTAAACATTTTAGTCACTTG